TCTTCTTGAGGAGTTTCTTCTGTTGCTACATTTAATGGCATTAAGTTTGCTGGAACTAATAAACTATCAGCACCATCTATTGGCTCATAACCTAATTGCTCTCTTGCTTCGTTTCTAGTTAAGATACCATCTTTAACTCCTGAAGTTACTGATTCAAAGACTCTTCTTCTTTGTTCAGCCATAGCTGGTATTGAGTCAATGTCATATCTTAATTCTAATGCTTCATCATTAAATTGTGGAACTAACCACTCATTAAGATCGCCTTGTATTTTATCTAGTAAAGGAATAATTGTTTCATTGTATAAAGCAAGTTTTGCTTCAGCAAAGTTTGAATATGTTTGTGCGTCAGGTATCCCAATTAATTGACTAGGCACACCATAAACTAAAGCAATATCTTTAGCTGACATATTTTTAAGTTGTATAAAATCCATATCCTTTGGACTTAAACCCATTTCTTTCCAATCAAAATCTCCCTCTAATAACATAGGTCTTCCAGCATTGCCTGTTCCTGCGAATCTAGAATTTATATCTGATTGTAATTGACTTCTTTGATTATCTGATAACTGAACACTTCCACCTGTTTCATCTTTAGGTTTAAATATTACAGCACCACTAGGTCTAGCACCATTTTGTAATAAATTTACATTATGTTTGTTTGCTAAATTATGTTGATCAATATCAACTGAACTAGCCTGTATTGGCGACATACCATAATAATCATCAAGAGGATTAAACATTTTAATATGTTTTATTTTTGAGTTTCCTGTTGCTTGATCTACTTCATAACTTTCAACTATCTGACCACCAATCATATAATCGTATGATTGTGGCATTGCTCTTTGACCTGTTCTAATTTGTATTCTATCAGGTCTTAAATTATATAATTCTGTTGGTGGTGTATTATCTCCACCTACACTCAACATGTAGTTGTTTCCAGAAATAAGTAAGTAAGAATATAAACCTTGAAACCACTCTACTTGCGATTGAGTAGGACTAGGATTATATAATAAATCTAATAAAGGGTGGTTATCAACTTCTTGATCTCCCCTAAATAAATTTATATTAACTCTTGAAGCATTATTTGCTATTTCATTTATACATCTATAAACAATAGCATTTTCTTGATATCCCTCTTTAGCCAAATCATTGTAAGCAATCTTTGTACTTACATCATAACCTAACGACTGATAGGAAACTATTGGTGCTTCTTTTTTTTGTATTTCTTTTGTTTTAAATATATTTCTAATATTATCTAAAATTGTTGCCATTAACTAACTCTCCAAAATGCTTTTCCTGTTCTATGTGATAATTCAGTTAAACCCCAAACCAACGCATCTAATCTATCAGGCGATCCTGCGAAAGTGAGTGGGTTATAGTTTGCCATTTGATCCTCTAAAAACTGGAATGGTTTTTTATGTTTTACTCTTTGTTGTTCGTAAAGTGCAGATATTGGTTCTGCTCTTAAATATTTTCCTTTGGTTGCTCTTACACTACCATAACTAACATTGTTATCAATAGTCCTTATCACTCTTTCAACTAAATCGCCACCATTATTTACTTCGGCTATAATCTTATCAGCTTCGTATTTATAATATGTTTCTACTGCTATTTTTGCCCAAGAATCAGGTGTATATTTACCTGATACATCATCAATAACATAAAACTTTTCATCAATCCCTTTAGCACAAACAACTATTCCTGTTTCATTTGATAGTTTATTTTGTGTGACTGCTGGGTCTATTGCTACAACAGTTCTAACTAATGTTGGTAATTCTTCTGTACTTTTTAAAAGTGCTTTACTAATCATATTACGATTCCATAAAGCACCCTCTACATCTTCTAAAATTTCAGCAAATAACTCTTGTCTTCCCAGTCTAGTTCCTTCATATTTTTCTTTTAGCTTTTTGACTGCTGATTTCGCAAGGTTATCTTGATTTTCAAAAGTGCTACCTCTCGTTACAAGAGAATCTTTATTATTAACTAATTCTTTTATAAGTGATGTCGGTTTAGGTGTAGTTGTAATAATTACTTGTGGCTTAACTCCTAATCTTAAACCAAACATTAATTGATCCCATGCTTCAGGATTTTTCCAGCTACCTAATTCATCACACCATGCTCTATGAAACTGTGGACCTCTTAATCTATCAGGTTGTTCTGATGAAAAAGTTTTATAAATTGTTCCGTTTTTTAATGTAAGTTCGCCAATACTTCTATTCCAATTATCAATACTTTCAGGATCAAGGCAACCTAATAAACCAGATACACCCTCCATACAAGTATCTCTTCCATCTCCAAATGTTGGTGTTACTATTGCTATTCTTGAATTAGGATTAGTTAATCCATAAAAAGCAATATCTTGTGCACCAGTTCTAGTTTTACCCCAGCCTCTACCAGCTAATATCAACCATGTATTCCAATCACCTTTCGGTGTTATCTGTTTCGGTCTTGCTGTCTTGCACCATGATAGGTGCTTCAGTAATATTTTTTGGTTTAGAGAAGTCAATCTCTTCAAATATTTTTCTGATTTCAATAAGCTGTCGTTCTTCGGTAAAGAGTTTATCTCCATCTTTTCCTGTAAGTTCGAGTGCATTTTTTTCTTTCCAACCTGCCTGTGTTTTTAACCAAAATATCTGTGCAACTACATTACCATCTTTTGCCTTTTTAAACAATGCTTGTGATATAATTGCGTTTGCTCTGGCTTTACTTGTATCTAATTCTTTTCTAAAATTCTTTCTTAATGTAGGTTCACTTATTTTTACAATGTCAGCTATTAAAGATTGTTTAACTCCAGCTATCGCTAGTGCTTCAACAGTTTTAGCATCTTCATCTGTTCTAATATAAGGTGGTCTTCCTACATCATTGTTTTCGTTTATCATAGTTCTTTTTTTATAAGCGAAAAAAATTAAAAAACCAACAATAATAATACATTTTAATAAAAAATAGCACTTATTATAGGTAAATTAGACGAAATTAATTAATTATTATTAATTAGAGTAAATAAGCCTCTATTTTACTTGTTTATTTAACTAATAAAAATTAATAAAAAATATTATTTTACTTTACTTATCCCATGTTTTTTATATAATCTTTAGTATGTTTAACAAAAAAAAAGGAGAAAACATGACTAAACTAAACGCACTACAAGAAACAGTTTTAGCTTTAAAACTAGAAAGACAAGCTAAACCTAGAGTTAATTCTGAAGAAAGTAAAATCTTAAGAATTAATATTGTAAAAGATGGTAAGATTGAAACTAAATCATTTATGAATAAAGATGAGTTAGCTAAATACTTACATACTAGATTCAATAAAGTGACATCACCTGGATATAACTTTGTTGAAAAAGCTGATCTACTTTATAACCTTTGCGTTGGCGAAGCACTTATATTCTTTAATCATAAGTTTGCTATCAATGGTAAAAGAAGAGCAGGTCAAGTAATGATTGGAGGTCAATAATGTCAATCAAAACTATGCAAGAAAAAGTCAATAAAATCATTATTGAAAATATTGACAAACATGGCAAAGACTGGGCAAAACCTTGGGCAAACCTTGGTATGCCTACTTCATTGGCTACTGGTCAAAGATATTCTGGTATTAATGTAATCGCTTGTTGGATTGCTAATCAAGAATATGGTTTTACTTCTAATCAATGGGGTACTTACAATCAAATCAGAACTAAAGGTGGAGTTGTTAGTAAAGGTCAACAAGGTACACAAGTTGTTTATATGCAACCTAAACTTGTTAGAAATGCTAGAACTAACGAAACACCTGATACTGATGATGGTGCTAAAATAGTACAATATAACTTATATAGAAGTTATTATGTATTTAATTTAGACCAAACAGAAGCTACTGATACAAAATTAGTTTTTAATACTAAAACTAAAAAATATAAAACAGTTGCTTGTGATCCAAAAGATTTTGAAAACTTTAAAAAAAGTTTTGAAGTAAAATCTGATGGTGCTGATGACTTACCAGAAGTTGATCAGTATGTAAAAAATACTGGTGCTAAAATAAGATATGGTGCTAAAGAAAATATCTTTATACAAAATAGTTGTTTTTATATGCCAAGCCAAGATTATATTGGTATGGTAAGTAAAGAACTATTCAAAAATAATAAAGATAATTCAGCTACTCAATTATTTTATGCTACTTTACTTCACGAACTTACACACTGGACTGCTGAAAAGTCTAGATGTAATAGAGATTACAAATCAAAGTATTTTGAAAAGTTTTCTCACGAAGAAAAGTATGCATTTGAAGAGTTAGTTGCTGAACTTGGTGCTACCATGCAATGTTGTATGCTTGGTATTACTATGGAGCCAACACCCCATGCTATTAAATATCTTAAAATATGGAAAGATAGATTAAAAGATAATCCTCAAACTATATTTAAAGCAAGTGCTATGGCTAGTGCTGGTGTAAATTATATCTTATCAAAACAACCAAAAAAGAAAGCTGAACAATTAAAATCAGCTTAACTCTCTCTATCCCCATCATCTTTATAGGTGGTGGGGATTTTTTTTGCCCACCTTTATCAATTATTCGGTATCCCTTATCATACTCGTACGCATAAATCAATAAAATTTTTTTTTATAATAACCAAAGTGTATAGCAAGGTCATCAAGAACTTCTCTTAATCTACTTCCCATATATCTTTCTGCTATATTTAAAAGCAATCTACATTGTTTTAATGAATAATCTTCGCCACAAATATAACAAGCTATTGAAAATCCTTTATTTCCTAACACTACATGGATATCTCGTAGCTGTGAAATATAACCTAATGCTGTATAAGAAACTTTATCTTTTGAAGCTGAATCAATAAACATACTATAATCCCTGCCTTTCATACCACCGATAGCACTTCCCTCGAAAATTTTTCTAAAAGTAATACCTGCTTTATGCTGATAATCATTAATCAAATGTCTATGAAACATATAATCTAATCCACATTCCCTTACATTTACCATTACAACACTTGTGTATTTTTTACCTTGTGGTGTTAATTCATGCCTTTTTTGTGGTACTATGAGTGGTTTGTCAGATTGATTTTTTTTCATTATATGTTAATAACCTGATATGGATATACAAGAAATAGAAATAGATAAAATAATACCATATATAAACAACCCTAGAAAAAACTTAAATGTTGATAAAGTTGCTTCTAGCATAAAAGAGTTTGGTTTTCAACAACCGATAGTAGTTGATAAAACAAATACAATAGTTGTAGGTCATACAAGATATGAAGCTGCGAAAAAACTTGGTATTACAAAAGTTCCAGTACAGATAGCTGATTTATCTGAAAATCAAGCTAAAGCATATAGAATAGCTGATAATAGATTAAATCAAGATGCTTCTTGGGATACTAAATTATTAAACATAGAATTTAATGATTTACTATCTAAAGATTATAATTTGGATAGTTTGGGTTTTACTACTGATGAACTAGATACTTTATTCTTAAAAAGCAGTGAAGATGCTGATATTGGTTTAAATGAAAATATTGAAGAAGATTTAGATTTAACACAAGAAACCCTATCTGATGTAAAAATGATACAGTTATTTTTTAATGCAGATAACGAATCAAAATTTAGGGAGGCAATCAATAAAATAAGCAAAGAAAATAATATTGATAATATTTCTGATGCTGTTTTAAGATGTGTGTTAAATGAAGCAGATAAAAATTAATCCTATACTTACTGATCAAGAAATAAAAAAGTTAGAGGGAACTTTTTTTACAAAAGATTTAATTAAATATTATATTACAGAAGATACTAAAGTTGTTAATGAAAAAGATGAAATTTTAGCTGTATATAAAAAAAATGCTGTACCAAAAAATATTTTAAATAATTGTAGATTATCTTTTCGTAAAGCTGCTGGAGAATCAAACAACAGAGGTCTTGCTTCTGGTTTAATAGCACAAAGATATAAAGTTGGAGATAAAATAGGTGGAAGAACTATTGGGAGAATAGATGGTACAAGATATACACCAATTAATTTAAAAGATGGAAAGTTATCAAACACATCTTATGCTTTGACTGTTAATAGTGGTTTAATAGGTTTTAGCGATCGTTATCCTAGAATACCATATTGTAGAAGCACAATGTATAATCAAAGAAACTTTCAAGGATTTAAAAAATGTTTGCCTTATATAAAATGCGTTGATAATTTTTTTAAAGAGTATGCACCTAAAAGATATAACATACAAAAAAAAATGGTAGAAAATACAAGTCAAGATTTTGTTATTAAAGATACTGCATTTAGTACAGTCACAGTAAATAAAAATTTTAGAACTGCTGGTCATTATGATAATGGAGATTTAAAAGAAGGATTTGGTAATCTTGGTGTAATATCTACTGGTAAATATGAGGGAGGTATAACAGTAATCCCAAAATATGGTATTGGTTTAGATTTAAAAGATGGAGATTTAGCTATTTTTGATGTTCACGAATTACATGGTAATACTGAATTAATAAGAAAAGGTTATTATGAAAGGATTAGTGTAGTTTGTTATTATAGAGAAAAAATGATTTATTGCGGTAATGCTGAATATGAGTTAAAAAGAGCAAAGACTAACACAAAAAAAACTGCACTGCCAGAAGAACTTGAACGAGCCAAAAAAATTAAAGAAAGTATATTAAATGAAAATATGCATACCGACTTATAAAAGAGTTGATAGTCAAATCACTTTAAGTTTAATTCCTAAAATACTTTATCCTGATACTTATTTAGTTTGTAATAAATTTGAAGAAGAAGATTTAAAAAAATATAATGTAAATCTTTTAGTTTTACCTGATGATATCAAAGGCATAGGTAATGTAAGACAATATGTTGTAGATAATTTAGATTCTAAATATATTTGGTTTATAGATGATGATTTAAGTTTTTTAAGAAGAGAAAGTAATAGTATAAAATTAAATAAAATTAAAGATGAAGATTTTTTAGAATTATATAACTCAAATAAAACAAGATTAGAAAAAGGTTATGCTATTGTTGGTTGTTCAGCACAAGGTGGTAATAATAGATTTGAAGGAAAATTTACATACTTTGGAAGAATATTTAGTGTGTATGCTATTAATACAGATATACTTAAAAAACATAATATCAAGTTTAATGAGATGGAAGTAATGGAAGATTTTAATGTAGTTTTACATTTATTAAGATTTGGTTATAGGTCAATTATAAATACAGAGTTTGCTCATAATCAAAAAGCAAGTAATCAATCAGGAGGTTGTTCAGAATCAGGTAGAACTTACGAAGTACAAAAAAAATCTGCATTATTACTTGCAGAAAAACATAAACCATTTGTAAATGTAGTTAAAAAAGTATTGCCTGCAATTTTACCTATTGCGTTATCTTTTACACCCCTTGGTCCTGTTTATGGGGCAGCTTTAGGTACAGGTATCGCGGGGTTAGCAACTGGTCAAA